TGCGCCAACTGCCACAGTCGACTGTCCTCTCCTCTGCGTTTACTAGGTGTCGCGAGCTGATCGGTGACAGAACAGATGCTATCTCAAGCATCACGCCTCATGCCAGGATGGCTGCGTTGGAAATTGATAGTCGCGTTGCTGACGACATCTTCCTCAGCCCTCCTCCAGGCATTGACATGGCGGCTGTCGCCTTGCCGTCCGCCCAGTCCGTCGGCCCCGTCACCCACTGCACCACGATCCACAACGCGCAGGATCGTATATCGGTGGTGACGGCGCTTGAAGGGCGTTCGACAGTGAAGAAGTCCGTGTTTGCGAACCCGGACGGCACTTATGATGACTTGTCGTTTAAGAAAAGTTCTCGTGCAGCCAGCGCGTTGAACAAGTTCTGGCGCAAGTTCAATTTGGAGTGTCTCACCGATGCTGCCATAGATCGCGCGTACCAGCACCTCTTTGCTGACAAGAACTTTGAAGAAATTGCGATGAGCAAGTTCAGCAAGGAGGACATCGAGGCGATCAAGGTTGAGTTGGAGACCACTACCAAGCCAGAAAGACTGTCGACACGCAAGGCCAACGGAAAGCTGGAATCAGTGATGAAAGAGAAGAAGCCGGCGCGCCTCGTCGTAGACAACACGCTCCAACTGCTTGCACTCAACATCATATCTACTTCCATATTCCAGCACATACTTTTCGACGAGCACGACGGGATTTTCTACGGCATGTCCATAAAACACAGAGCGAGAGAAGAGGTCTTGGACAACTTCGGTAAGTGGATGCAAGACCCGTGGGGCGATAAAGCCCGGGTTGCCAAAGGCCTCGCTCCGCGTGTTATGGAAACTTGCTCGTGGGAGATAGACCAGACAGGTATGGAACTACATGAAAGATGTAGCCGTCAGGGCGAGGGATTGCTCGGTTATACTTATAACGCCTTACTCCGCATCAATTCTCACGTCAGCCATAAGATGAATGGCCAGTTCTGTGGACTGCACGAAGCAAAGATCGTCCACGACGTGAAAACGGGAATGCGGATACGGTTCAGGATCAAGGGCGAGGCATTGCCCAAGGAAAGTTGGTTCACAGCCAAATTTCCTGACATGTATCTTGATTCCGGATGGGCGTTGACCAGCGGGGTGAACTTTATCAACGAGCTCAGTGGTGTGTTTGCCAGCATCACTGAGAATCCCCAGCATCTCTTCGCAATCAATCCTGACACTGGCAAGTTCCGGTTGCAGGACGGCACGTT